GATTCCATCAAGGCCAAGTATCATAATCTGATGTAATAAAGGGAGGGTTAAAACTAACCCTCCTATTTTAACTCCTAAACGGGACGCTTTAAAAATGGCAGATGATATTAGTTATGTAGGTGATATAGGTGGCGATGCGTATTTAGATGTATCGTTTTATGAAGGTATTTACGAAGGTAAAGAAGAAGATTTTATCAGAATCGGAGTGCCAGGTGATAAATCATTAACTATTGATACAATGGTTGAAGATTCACACAAACGGAGATTTGCAAGGCAATGGGATGCTTATAAAGGACTTAAAGATATAAAAGGAACGCCAATGGTTGAATGGTTAGAAATATCCGAATCATTGCGACATGAATTAGCCTATCAAGGCTTCAGATTTATAGAACAAGTTGCAAGCGCACCGGATTCAGCTTTTGCTAGAATGATGGGTGGTATGCAATTAAGAACAAAAGCGCAAGCTTTTTTAAATAGAGGTAAAATTGATGCTGATGTTATAATTCAGCAACAAAACGACCAAATAGCAGAACTTCAAGAACAAATGAAGCTTTTGATGACTTCAATGAATATTGAGAAGCCTAAACGCACTCGAAAAAGCACTGAAGCTACTGAAATTGATCCAGAAGTACCAATAGCATAGGAACATAATATGGCAACCCTTTTATCAAACGTCCAAGATGTCTGTTTAGAACTAGGGTTGCCCGTCCCTACTGTTGTTGCTACTTCAACTGATCCCCAAGTGCTTCAAATAATGGCACTGATGAATCGAACGGGGGACATCTTATCAACTGATAGGGATTGGCAAACTCTTGCAGCGGAATATCGATTTGAAACGGTATACTATCAATATACTGGTGATGTAACGGCTGGATCAACAACAATTAGTAATTTAAGTTCAGTAGTAGGATTATCAACTGAATTTATGGCAACTGGCACAGGTATTCAACAAGACAGTTTTCTAACTTCTGTTGGTACTACAACTGCTGAAATGTCTATTCCATCTACCGAAACTGCTACCGGAATCACTATCACTTTTGGTCAAGCCAAATATGATATGCCGAGTGATTACGCTCGTATGGTGGATAAGACTCAATATAATAAATCTAATCGATGGTCAATTATCGGCCCTAAAGATGCTCAGGAATGGCAATGGCTTAAAGCTAGTTATGTAACAACTGGCCCTCGTATGCGTTTCCGCATGATGGGGGATAAGTTTACTTTATGGCCAATGCCAACTGCTACATTGGTGTTAGGGTTTGAATATGTATCTAATGGATGGGTTATTGATGCTAATGGAACTTATAAATCTAAATTTACTGCTGATACGGATACCAGTCGATTTACTGACCGTGTTTTAACATTAGGCACTAAACTTAAACTTTTTGAAATTAAAGGGTTTGATACGTCAGCGGTGCTTCAAGATTACACCCGTGAATTAGATAAATGGAAAGCTTCTGAATCAGGTGCAGATACTTTATCACTCGCCCCCCGTTATCCAAATATCCTACTTACACAGAACAACCTACCTGATACTGGTTATGGCAACACTACAAGTTAGGGTTATTGCAAAAGCATGTTAATTAAGGTTATATAAATGTTAAGACCCAAACGCCAAACTTCGAGAACAATAACTGTTACTGCACCTATTGGCGGTTGGAACTCTCGCGATCCTTTAGCGGAAATGAAACCTACTGATGCAGTAGTATTAGATAATTGGTTTTGCACACCTACTGAATTAAGGTCAAGAAAAGGGTATTCAGATTGGGCTACTGGGATACCTGGCGTTGTTCAATCTTTAATTGATTATGATGCGCCTAATGGAACTGAACAGCTTTTTGCAGTCAGTAATGATTCAGGAACTTGTGCTATTTATAATGCAACTTCTCAAGGCGCTGTTGGATCGGCAGTTGTTACTGGATTAACTAATGCTAAATGGTATCACGCTCAATTTGCTACTTCAGGGGGATCATTTTTACTAGCTGTTAATGGTTTAGATTCCATGCGTATCTATGACGGTACTACATGGTACACAGTTACAGGTGTATCTACTCCTTATGCTATTACAGGCATTGCAACTACCAGTTTAATTGATGTTCATACGCATAAAAGGCGTAATTGGTTTATTCAAAAGGAATCGTTAAAATGTTGGTATTTAGATACTGATGCTATTTCTGGCGCAGCATCAATGTTTGATTTCGGGCCTATCTTTGAATTTGGAGGCTCAATAGCTCGTATAGATACATGGTCATTAGATGCTGGATACGGCATGGATGATTATTTTGTCGTTATTACAACTTCTGGTCAGATAGCAGTTTATAAAGGAACAGACCCTTCTAGCGCTAATGATTGGGCGTTAATAGGTGTTTATTTAGTAGGATCGCCAGTAGGTGAGCGTTGCGCATGCAAATACGGTGGCGATGTTCTTTTATTAGGTAAAGATGGACTTATTCCTTTATCTAAAGCGTTAATGTCTAGCCGAGTTAGTACGCATTTGATGATTACTGATAAGATTCAGAATCAATTAGCCGCAGATACTACTACTTACGCAAGCAATTATGGATGGGATATACTTCTCTACCCTCCACAAAATATGCTTCTTGTTAATATCCCTATTAGTGCTACTGAAAGTTATCAGTATGTCATGAATACAATTTCAGGCGGTTGGGCAAGATGGACTAATATCCCTGCACAATGTTGGTGTTTTGCTAATGAGGATATTTATTTTGGTTCAACAGGGAAAGTTTGTAAAGCATGGGATACCTATTCAGATAATGGTCAACCTATCGTAACGGATTTATTACCTGCGTTTAGTGCTTTTGGCTCACGCAGTCAAATTAAGCGTTGGACGATGGCAAGAGTGTCAATGGGGTACACCAACTCTTTTGGTATCACCAATCAAATGAACCTTGATTTTGACCAAAGTGCAGCTCCTAGTAATCCTCAAGTAACTGTAATTCCTTCAAGCGGTGTTTGGGATCAAAGTAAATGGGATCAAGTTACTTGGGCAACGGAAATTATACCTTTTGCCAGATGGCAAATGGCTACAGGAATGGGGCATTACGGAGCTTATAGGGTTAAGACTAGCAGTTCTGCTGCGGATGTCAGATATTACGCAACTGATTATGTATTTGAACCTGGAGGCGTGTTGTAATGGATGCAGTTAGATTAGCCCAATTATTAAGACAGATGCCTGAATATAATAATGAAGGCTACGATATGCAATCTTATTTAGCTAAATACGGTCAGCCTCAAGCACCTGCGCCTTATGCGTCTGCACAAGGTTCAGGGATGCACTTAACTGATGAATTTAAAATGCCTAACCATAAAACATTTAGTAGCGGATCGTCTTATTCAGCTCCTGATATTCAAGGAGGGCAATGGCAATCTGGCGGTAAAGATAGATGGAATTTTCAACCTTCTGAATTGAATTTACAAAATAGATCAGTTAAAGATTTAAGTGATTATTTTGCTAATGAAGAACGTAAAAATACTTTTATAACGTTACCAAACGGTCAGTTAGTTGAAGGTAGTAGATGATCCGAGTCTTTACAGATGACCAAGAACGCATAGGCACTTGGTTTTGTGAAGTCAACGGTAATGAATACTCGCCTATAGGAATGACGTTTATAGGATTGGAATCTCACGGTGAGATTGTAGCTGCTACAGGATATAACTGCTTTAATGGCGCAAGTGTTCAAATGCACGTTGCCATTACCGGACGATTTAACAGAGAAGCTTTATGGTATGCGTTTCACTATCCGTTTATTGAACTAGGGGTGAAGAAGATTATTGCGCCTGTACCCAGTACGAATACCAAAGCTTTACGATTAGATTACCATTTTGGATTTAAGTTAGAAGCCATTATAGAAGATGCAGCGCCTGATGGTGATCTTCATCTACTTACAATGACAAAAGAACAGTGTCGATATTTAAAATAAATATTGCAAACACGATTTATTTGATATACTAGCGTGAAATCTGGCAACCCAGTTTTTATGCCGAAATTTACAGGACATTAAAACATGAGCCAACCTTCAGCACCACCTCCTCCTGATTATGCAGCCGCAGCAGCACAAACGTCTGCTGGTAACGCTTTACAAGCTCAAATAGCTCAATATGGATCAATGACCAATCAGGTCACTCCTTACGGGCAGGTTAATTACACTCCTAATTTAGTTAAATATTCTAATGCTAAAGGCCAAGAACTTTCAGCAGCAGAATATGCTACGTTAAGTGGCAACAAAAAAACCGCTGGTCAAGTTAAAGGCTATATGCCTGTAAATCAATGGACGCAAACGGTTTCATTATCCCCTACAGAACAAGCAGCGTTTGAGCAAAACAATCGCATCAATGCTCAATTAGGTAATGTTGCTGAAGGTGGTGTCGGATATGTTCAACAAGCATTAGCTAATCCAATACAAGGCCAGCAGTATTCAGGAAATATTGATCCTACTGCTAACCAAATGGTTAGAAATGTTAATGCCCCTACTTTACAAGGTAGTTATGGTAACAATGCAGGGCAAATACAAACTCAGTCTGAAGCTAATCAATACGCGCAAGGTAGCGTAGCTAATAACGCTAATCAATTTCAAACTCAGTCTGGAGCTAATCAATACGCGCAAGGTAATGTAGCTAATAACGCTAATCAATTTCAAACTAGCGTTCAAGACCCAAATTTACTAAACCAGCAAGTTCAAAATGCGCTTTATCAAAACGCTACTCAATATCTTGATCCTCAATTTAAACAATCTAATGCTCAATTAGCTAATAGATTAGCTAATCAAGGTATTACTCAAGGATCAGAAGCGTATAATAACGCAATGCTAAATGCTGGAAATGCGCAACAACAAGCCTACGAATCAGCTAGAAATAATGCAGTAAGTGGTGGTATAAACGTCT